CATTGATACGATCAAACGCAGATGGCTTAGACTGTAGAGTCTTATCGCCATACAAGATAGTTCCTTGGCCTGGGAAAGTTACAACTGGATTTATGTTCTTAACATAAAGAGTGTCTCTTTCTGCCTTGCGTGGATTAAATGCTAGTTTAACTAGGTTCTTAATCTGACCACGGTTGAAACCTGCAGGTGAGAACCAAACTTCTCTTGAAGCGTCGGATCTTACACACAATCCAGCAATATCACCATTTAGAGGAATCCAACGATAAACGTCGTTATAACGGTCATACTGATACTTGTAACCGGAATCAAGAATTGCGTATGAAGAATCATGAATTACATTTCTCCAAGCAACAAGATCTGCAGCCTCATTACCTGTGTTGTTTACTACAGTTCTCTTATCAGGCGAGATAAGAGCGACACAGTCTCTTCTGATATCGCAAATATTATCGATAATATAATTTGCTAATTCATGATTATAAACAGTTACTTCGTTACCATCTTCGTCTTCAGAAATAGTCATTCCACCAGTTGGACGACCTTGAAGAACAAGAGAAATATCGATATCTTCAGGTGAAACGAATAGATCGTATGCTTCACCAAGAATATCAATAGTGGCGTTTTCTTCAGAAAGACCATCAGCGCCCAGTGAGAACTGAACACTTGCAGGTCTTGAAGAAGTTGAAGAAGTTAGATTTATAGCATTATTAGAACGAGCAGTTGCTCTATCGTTTGCCCACCAAATATACTGAGAACCTTCGTTGACAACTGTCTTGTAATAATTTACAGAGTTATCTTCGTTCTTAGCGTCTGTGGCTCTTGAAAGTTTCTGATGAACTTCTAGGATTTGACCAGGAACGCCAGTAAAGGCACCGTTATTATCAACTACAACGACATGAAGTTCATCGTTTGCTGATGTGTTACCGTTAAAAAGCTGCCATTCTGACTGTCCAGGAGCTCCATCAACTACGTCAAAGAATTCCCAAAATCTTTGAATTTTATTGAAAGTATAGTTTGAACGTAGTCTATAAGGATCCTCAAACCCAATATTCAATGTAGAAGTATTGGCAAGGAACTTACTGTTTGCTCCATTAGTCTGAACAAGATTTACTCTGTTTCCAAATGGTGTTGTTGATAGTCTGAATGATGTGTTATTGGCTTCAATTACATAGTAAGTTGTACCATTAGTAAGACCAGCAATTACAGCATCGCCAGCGTTGTTAGAATAAACAACGGCATCACCATTAGAGAACGGATTTTTAGTAACTGTGATAAAATCAGTACTTGTATTAACGTTATTATTTCCGCTAATTGAAACGTTGGCTGTTACATTTGTTGTAACAGAAGTTCTCTTAACTTGAAGGTACTGATAACCAATAGTGCTATTACCAGCCAAAATTCTATCGCCAGCAGCTATCTGACTCTGAACTGTAGTAATAGATGCATTAGTAGAAGTATTACCAACGAATTTAACGAGACCTGTATTTGAACCTATTCTAAATTCAATACGATTAGTCAATGCAATATTTGCTTGATAGCTGTTTGCATTATCGCAGATAGCAACTCTCAAAGAGTTACCCATCAAACCTGGATACTTTGCTACGTAAATAACGTCGGCATCAAAATTGCCATCGATATCAGTATAAACATTACGATTTTTTACAATCTGATTTACTAGATTAGCTACGAACGGAGTTCCTGTAGAATCATCAAAGCCGACAGCTGTATAAGCAGTATCTGGACGACCAAAATAGATATCTGCATTAGCTGTGCCAGTTATTGAACCAGTAGTTGTAGTGAATATATTCTGGTTAAGAACAATAGCTGTTGTGTTAATAGCAGCAATAGAAAATGCATTTGAGGCTGCAATTATGCTTGAATTAGTTGTCTGGTTGATATACATACCAACGGTTAGACCCAAATTAGCAACATTTGCTCCAGTTCCACTAGTCAAGATGTTATTTGAAACTGATGAATTTGCTGCAAGAACAAAGGTTAGAGGGCCAGGAGTAGCTCCATCTACTTTTGCTGCTCTAGAAACATAAAGACGATTTGAATATGCCAAAAAGTTTGCAGCTGTAAACCAAGTTTCAGCGTTGAAATTAGTTGGCTTGGCGAATCTTCTTACAAGATCGTCTTCTGTTGAGATGAGAACACGTTCACCTATTGGACCCCAACGGAATACGCCAGCAAAGGCACCGTCAGATGTGGCTACTGAAGGAACAACGGTTGTAAGATCGATTTCTGATACATTTACACCAGGTGATAGTTGGAAAGCCATTTATTTTTCTCCCTTTTGCGAGAACTTGCAATTATGAATTTTTTATATTTATAAAATGGGCTTTTTTAGAAGTCCTGAGGTTGGTTCCACATCCAAGAATCACCGACAAATCTTTCATAATCTTCTTCAATAAAATCGTCCCTTCCAGAGTCCACAAACCCAAAAGGAGCCAAATCTTGCTCCATATCTTCTTCGGTTTTGTCCCTTAGTGACATAAGAGTGTTGATATTAGTATAGTCTTTAAAATATTGCTGGTCCGAGAGCCAAGCAAACAGAACCAGACACATAACCAAGTCATCGTGTTTACCGGACTCTGCTTCGTACGAAGTTCCTTTTTTAGAAAAGGTGCCTAATTCACTGATGGTGTTTACGTCGTTTACTATCAACTGGTTTTGCTCAATCAGTAGTTTTAGGATAGAACACCCAATAGATTTTACAATTTTGGTAGTTCTAATGCCCTTGTCAACGCTGCCGCCTCCAAACCCAGTAGTTATTCTTTTGCCGGACCTACCAGCGTTTTCGGTAAACAGAACATTCTCATACCCAAAATCATAGTTGAGAGAAGTTGAGACTTGTTCACCTATGTCATTAACCTCAACAAGAACTGAAGCATTATTATACGCCTTAGCGGTTCGGTGGATAATGTCGGCATAATCTAGCGGGGTGATAGCATTATTCCTATAAACGCCCACTTGTTGATAAGGCATAGAAGTAACATCTATCAACTGAAAGGCTGAATAGTCCAATCCTTTACCACGAGAAACGTCACAAACCATCATATAAACATGATTAGGTTCTACTGCTCTGAACTGAGTTAGACCATCTTTTTGTAAGATTGGATTCTGAGAAACTAATTCCTTGAGCTTCCAACCAGCAATTAGAGTTCCGGATGAACCTAGGAATTCGCAGTTATACTCCTGATCAAACTTTTCAAGATCAAAGTTCATACCCGCTAAAGTGTCAGCTTTCCACTTCTCATCTCTACCAGGAACTGCTTGCCAATTGACTAGAATTGGATGATATCCGTTAGTCCCCTTTTCAGCGTTCGCCCAAGTAGCATGGAAGTGGTTCAAACCGTTCGGAGTAGAAACTAGAATGATCTTGGATTCTGAACCTGATGAAATAGTAGGATAAACTGAGGTGAAGAATTCGTCCCAGTTATCAATGAACGCCGCTTCGTCGATGAATAGAAGGTTGATGGTATAACCACGGATGGCGCTGGCAGAAGTGGCAGCAGCCAAAACACGACTGTTATTTTCAAGAACGAATGAACCTTTATTCCATTCAACAACGCCCTGCTGGAGCCATTTAGGTAAGTGCTGGTAAGCCAACTGAACACGACCAAGAATTTCTCGAGCCGTATCGCCCTTGTTGGCTAGTAGGGCTACGGTCTTATCAGGGTGAAAAATAATATACCAAAGGATGAAGGCGCAGGTAGTTGTTGACTTACCTGCCTGTCGAGCAGTAGTAACAATAGTGTAACGGTTGTCTTTAAATGAAGTCACCATTTCTTTCTGGTAACCATACAACTTGAAACTTGTAAGACCCTCGTTAATCGAGATAATCTTCATATAATTTTCAGTAAAATAAACAGGATCGTTCTGACATTTTACATACTCCTGAACAAGGTCCGGAGTCCATTCAATGTTCTGATTAGTTTTCTTTAGAAGAACATTACCCTTATAACCACCCACCAACTCATTCATTGTTCTTCATATCCTTGAGAACTTTTTGTAACTCGGCAGTTGAACCCACAAATAAGTTGTTATTAATAGTCTGAGCTTTTTCGTTTATAGGACTATCTTTGGCGTCAATATCTCTAATTTTAGTTTGAAGATCTAACAGTTCTTTATTAGTGTTGACCACTGTATCCATAAGTTTGGCCAAGACTTCGAATGCACGTGGATGCTGAGAAGCTGCTGCGATCTCAGTTAATTTACCAATGGCTTCTTGACCTGTTTGAATTACTTCATACAAATTAGCTCTTGCAGCTTCAAAATCATTCCTAGCAGAATCATCATGAGCTTTAGCAATTATATTGTCTATTTGTTTTTCATATTCTAATGGCGGCAGACCTAATGCCTTGCCAATAGGATCATCATCTTTTTCTGTCATTCAATCTCATCAGTGTTGTAAATTTGAGTAATAAACCCATAATCATCGTCAGCGTCAATTTCTGTATATGGCAAAGTGCCAGTATTTGCATTTGGTTTTCCGGTGTATGTAATTGGATCACCATTTGCGTTCAAACCTGGCTGAATAGTAACCTTTTCAATCATTGGGGTTACGCCTCTACCTTCAGCAGCAGTATTTGTAGAAGGTATATAAAACTGAGTTCTAATAAACTTAATAATACCAGAAGATTTAATCGGACCATAGATATAACCCTTGAGGGTGAAATCTAGTTCCCAAATAATAGCTCTTCTTTCAACATATGCGCCATCGTATTTATCAATCTGATTGATGTTGTTCAGAACAATAGGAATATCCATTGTTACATTTACTTCAGGAATAAGATTAACTGTAGTTGTCCAGTCTGGAGTAAAATACGGAAGAATTTGTTCTATAATTTTAGTTCCATCTTCAGCATTTTTTACATAGATATATGCTTTAAAATTTATATTGTACGGTACTGGATTATATTGATATTTAAACTTACTAATGTCATCAGCGTCTTTAACAGCTATTCTTCCGATAGTGTTTAACTTTCTAGATCCATCATATTCCATTTTACCCATCTCAAACGAAATCATAGGCATAGCAGGAACAGCATTAGTTTTATCTAATGTAGGATCTTGAAGAACACGAGCAAGCATTTTATCTTTTGCTGCGTATGTAATTGGCACTTTTAACAGAGCAGTGACGTTACCTGATGCATCTGTTCTTGTAATGCGAATATCGTTCAACAATGTGCCCATAAGAATTACGTATTTTCTAATGAGGCTGAAATAAAATGGTTTGCCAAACATTAGATATTTCCTTCACTGAATGGGTCTATAGAGGAGAAATCAATAAATTGATCGGACTCTGCCTGTATTTCCATACTATCATCCGCTGTGACATTGCCTGCAGCTGCATTTTCAAGAATAAGGTAATCACCATCTTCAGTCAATATTGGGCCATTGTCAGAATCATCATCAATTGTCCAATCAAGAATATTTTGACTGTTCTGTTTTTCTAAAGCATCGATTTCAGGTATACCTGTATTGAATCTTTCACCAGAATATTCGAACACTTCACAAGTCATTTCCCATGTTTGTAAAGCGCCCAGTTGATAAAACATTTCATACTTATTCACGAAACGAATAACAAACGCTCTTTGATTTAATGGAAACCAAATAACATCGCCTTCGTTTGGTCTTACTTGAGTAGTAAACTCACCAATTTCTTCATTAAATATTCTACGAGCAATAGAAAATACAACTTGATTGCGTATTTCGACACCAAATTTTGATAGGAATTCTCCGTCGCCAGAGAACCCATCAATTGATTTGATATACATTTCTACAGGATACGCAGCTTCGTAACTTGACGAATCGTCTGCGCCATAAACTTCATCATAATTATTCAGAGTTCTAGGAAGATAATACATGTCCTGGCCATAGATCTTAATAGATTCTATGATTAGATTTTCAAGTAACAGCTGTTCCTGAGAAGCCTGAAAATTATTGAAAAAGAAATTAGTGGCCATAATTACCCGATCATATCAGTTGCTGGTAAGCTGTATGAATAAATCATTTCTTTTTCTAGATCTGCTCTTTCAGCTGTCGCTTCATCATAAATCTTTTGACCGTTAAAGGTTAGACCTCCAGGCATTTTCATGCCTTCAAACTTTTTAAGGTTTGTTCCCCACTGTTGTTTAATCAAACAAGCTGCATATCTAAGCAACCAACGATCGCTCCAAGCCTTAGTCCAAACATCTGGATCTACAACTTGATACGCTTCGACAATCAAATAGTTACCAACAGCAATCTGATCCCAAGACATGTCAATATAAAGTCTATTATTATGACGATTATATCGTAGCGGTTGCTGACCTACTAACATTTGTTCAAGAAACTGAACATGATTCATAGCCATATAATATGGAACCATTGAAACAGATGTTAGAGTATAAAGGTCGTTAAGAGCAATCTGATAACGAATATTGAATAGATTATTAAGACCAAGAGCAGAACCAAGAGGAAAAATGTTTACAGCGCCAATAATATTATCAGGAAGGGCAATATATTTGTTAGATATATCTGTTGCATCTATTTGTCTTTTATAATATGTTTTTTCTGAACCATCAAAATGATAATCCCAAAAATAACGCAGAGCTTCGTCGATGCGATCGGAAACTTGATCTTCATCAACATTAATTTCAATTACTGGTTTACCTAGTCTTCGAAGACAATTTTCAGTAAATTCTGCTCTTGTTGTCGGAGTCATTTGATTCCCTT